GTATGGCGTCAATATGAAGCCCACAAAGAAGACCTTAATGATGCGATGGAGCAACTAGTGGATCGCGTTGGCAAAGCTGTCGGACAGAACTTGAAAGCACAATAGTCATGGCTGTAATCCTTCCAATCATCTCCGAGTTTGATGCCAAGGGCACTCAAAAGGCAATGAAAGAATTCCAGAAGCTCGAAGGAGCATCTGCAAAAGCATCGTTCGCCATGAAGAAAGCCGCGCTCCCAGCTGCAGCCGCTATCGCAGGAATTGGCTTCGCTCTTGTAGGTGCTACCAAGGCGGCAATGGAAGATCAAGCCGAACAGGTGCAACTTGCGCTTGCGCTACAGAATGTCACTGGCGCAACCGACGCACAGATTGCAGCACAAGAAGACATGATTACAAAGATGAGTCTTGCGTCAGGCGTAGCGGACTCTGAGCTTCGCCCGGCACTGGCGTCACTTGTACGCGGAACTAAAGACATCGAGGAAGCCAACAAAGCGCTTGCACTTGCACAAGACATCTCCGCAGGATCAGGTAAAGACCTAGCGACCGTCTCGGACGCGCTTGCTAAGGCTTACGGCGGAAACATGAAAGGACTCGCAGCGTTAAGTCCAGAGATTAAAGCCATGATTAAAGATGGTGCATCTTTGGAAGATGTAATGAATGTCCTTGGCGGATCCTTTGGTGGGGCTTCTGCCGCAGCTGCCGCCACTGCCGAAGGCGGAATGAAGCGTCTAGGGATAGCACTTGCCGAAACCAAAGAGTCAATCGGTGCAGCTTTGCTCCCAGTAGTCGAAGCCATTCTTCCAGTGCTTCTTAAGTTTGCAGGATGGGCACAAGACAACACCAAGACCCTTCTTATTATTACAGGGGCAATTGCTGGAGTCTCGGCAGCAGTATTGCTCTTTAATGCGGCAGTCGGAATCGCCACAGTCGTTAACACGCTATTTGCCTTAAGTCTTACCGCTGCACAGTTAGCGATGTTCGGCTTTGTGACATTAGGAATCGCTTTAGTAATCGCTGCACTTGTCGCGCTCTACTTCAAGTTTGAGATAGTCCGCAAAGTCGTAGACACAGTAATAGACGGAATAGTAAGCGGAACAAAATTTGCGTTTAATGCATTAACAACCTATTTCAATTTTGTGTTAGGCGTCTACAAAAACATCTTCAACAGCATCGCCAAACTTTGGAACAACACGATTGGCTCGCTCTCTTTTGAGTTCCCAGACTGGGTGCCGGGTCTCGGTGGCAAAGGCTTCTCCGTACCAGACATTCCTTATCTGGCAGACGGTGGAATCGTGACAGGGCCCACGCTTGCAATGATCGGCGAGCGTGGCCCTGAAGCGGTCATCCCACTATCTGGACGCGGCGGTGGAATGGGCAACTACACGATCAACATCACAGGCGGTCTTGGCTCAAGCGCGGAGATCGGCACAGCTGTCGTGAACGCGATCAGAGCGTTTAATAGGCAGAACGGCCCAGCCAACATAGCGGTCGCCTAATGGCTGGCGTCGCGGTAATCGGGTCAGGTAACTACGACCTCGAGATTGACACAGGATACGACTGGAACGCTTTTACACTTGACGACGATCTCAAAGGCGAACTAGACAACACCGAATATGTGCTTGACGGTACATCGCAATTTGCGACCGTTATGGACGGCACAATCTCGCTCACAGCGAAACGCGGACGCGCGAACACTGGCGACCAATTTGCTTATGGCACGATGAACTTCACGCTAAACGACACTTACGCCGACGGAGTGTTTAACCCTTTTGACACAACTTCGCCGTACTTTGATCCAAACAATAATCAGCCGGGTCTTGCACCGCTTCGAGAAGTCCGCTTCTCTCGATACAGCTCAACCAATGTCAAAGAACTTCTTTGGGTCGGCTACATCGTGAACTATGACTACACCTTCACGCTTGGCGGACTTGACACAGTGACCGTGAATTGCGCGGACTTCTCTTACCAACTAGGACAGACCTTTCTTGCCGAATGGAATGTCACAGAGCAGCTCTCAAGCGTCCGTTTTGATGACCTGCTAGACCTACCAGAAGTCGCCTACACAGGCACACGGAGCATTGAGACAGGCGTGGCGACCCTTGGCGGAGCAGCCGCCTACACAGTCTCCAACGGTACATCGGTCGCAGGTTATGCCAACAAAATTAACGAAGCCGAACAAGGCAGAATCTTTGTGGATCGAGAAGGCACGATGACCTTCCAGAAGCGCATTGGACAGACTGTTGGAGTCCCTGTTGCCGAGTTCCATGATGACGGTACGCAGATCGGCTACAGCGCGATTGACATCTCTTTCCAAGCGGACACAGTGGTCAATCGTGCATCCGTTCAGCACGCTGGAGCATCATCGCCAGAAGTCGCAGAAGACCTAGTCAGTCAAGCCGCCTACCTTGTGCAGACCCAATCAATCACGGACTCGCTTCTCCACAATGACGCCGCAGCTCTCACACTTGCCGAATACCTCATCAGTCCAGATCCCGAAGCGCGCTTCAACTTTCTCGGTACAGAGTTCATTGGGACACCTGCCCTAGACCAAGACGCTTTAGCACTCCTTGATGTAGGCGATCTCATCAATATCCAAAAGTCAATTACGACTTCAGCAGGCCCAACGCAATTTGCACAAGACCTCACCATTGAAGGACTTGAGCACCGACTCACCTTGTCGGCTGGGCACGCAGTCACCTACTTCACCGCGCCAACCACGATCGTCTATGAGCTGATCTTGGATGATCTGGTATATGGCACACTCAACGCAGAAAATGTCTTAGGATAGAACCATGCCAAACGAACAAACATCAGTTCCGCTTTATGCTGCAGCGGAAGTCTTGACCGCCGCCAACATGAATATCAGCGCAGGAACAGGCGTACCAGTCTTTGCTACCACAGTTACGCGCGACGCGGCTTTTGGTGGTGCAGGTGAAAAAGTGCTAGCAGAAGGGCAACTGTGTTACTTGTCTGATTCCAACATTGTGCAGTATTACACGGGCGCGGCTTGGGCTACTGTCGGGCCATCTACAAGCGCGGTTAGTGCTATGGATGTCAGTCGAGTAAACACAGTGCAAAGCACAAGCAGCACAAGTTATGTCGGATTGACTACAGCGCAAACAATAACAATGACCACTGGCACAAAGGCTTTAGTTGTTTTGTCTGGTATTGCTTCCGCAGTTATGGATAGAGTTCCAAGAGCGTCAGTAGCAGTGTCGGGCGCGACAACCATTGCAGCGGCAGATGCTAATAGTGCGAGCACACAGGTGACTCTTGCTGGTGGCTACAGTTTTGTTTTTTCTAATGCTATTCCACTGACATTGACAGCTGGCAGTAACACTTTTACTATGCAATTTAGAAACGATAGCGCAAGTAGTGTTTCGTTTTCTGAACGCTGCATGACTGTGATTGCGTACTCATAATGGCTACAAAAAAGGCAACAATGACAAACTATATAGCAGTATTAGACGCAAACTATGCCGGGTCGGAATGGTCAATATCCGAAAACGATTACTCAACGCTTGAATGGTTTAGCGCGACAACTAAACCAACACAAGCCGAACTAGACGCACAATGGCCAACAGTCGAATACAACGACCAGTACGCACAGGTAGAAACAACACGCCGCACACAATACGAAGCTCAATCGGACGGACTTTTCTTTGAATGGCAACGCGGAACAAACACTCAAGCCGCATGGGAATCCGCAGTGCAAGCGGTAAAAGATGCGAACCCGTACCCACCTAACCCTGCTGGCTAGTTTTGTGCTTGCGCTTGTCTTAACCGCTTGCGAAACAACACGCACGAACGCGCCAATTAAAGTAAAAAACAGCGCGCTAACACGCTGCTCAACTATTACCCAATGCGAAAGGGTCTTTAATGGCTAGGGATAAAGCAGAAATAGAAGTCTTGCATGCGCGCATGATCGTCTTTGTAGGTTGCACTATTGCAGTCACCTTTGCACTTACCGTCATTGGCTTCGTTTACGGCCTGCTCTTTGTTACCCAGCCTTTAGAGCAATCGCCCAATGACGCGCAATTCATAGATCTTTTGTCCACACTGACAGTCTTTATGACCGGAACACTCTCTGGACTTGTCGCCGCTAACGGCCTAAAACGAAAGCCTGTTGATGGCAGTCCTACCAGCACTCCCTAACATCCCGAACTCCAAACCGTACACAGGTAACTCGGACGGAGCTGCACCTGCACCGCGAGCAGGAATGGACGAATGGATTCGACAAGCGATTAAATACGGTGACGGAGCATTCTGGAATAACGGAAGCTGGGGAGTGCGTAACATGCGCGGATCCGAGAATCTGTCTGTGCATGCCACAGGGCGCGCAGTAGATCTTTCATACCGAAAGTCAGAGCAGCATCCGAACGCCAGTCGCAAAGGATCAGTCGCCTTCCTAAACATTGTGACCGCCAACGCAAACGCGCTCGGCCTCGAATGCGTACTTGATTACATCACCCCGTTCGGACGCGGCTGGAGATGCGACCGACAGAAATGGCAAAAATACACTAAGGAAACTATTCACGGCGTGCCGGGTGACTGGCTTCATTATGAGATCTCGCCTGCTATGGCAGACTCTCCAGCCCTTGTCAAACAAGCCTTTCAGAGAGTGTTCGCCGAAATCCCCCAATAGCGCACACTGATCCTCTATGGTCGAAGTACCGACGATAGGAGTAAAAAACATGACCGAAACGAAAGTCTTCATCTACGAAGTAGGTCGGTGCAACCTTGACAACGGACAAGAAATTCTTGTCCAGATCTTTCGCCACGAAGACACACACAAAATCATCCGCGCACAGATCGCCTTCCGAACTTTGGCAGGAGATAGCTGGGGCGTGCCTACAGAATTGGACTTTGAGAAATGAGCTATTTAACGATAAAAATTTTCGCATGGGTAACTTTGGGACTTTGTCCTTTTGTGTTCCTCTGGGACGCTTCTAAGCCGCCTGAAGGCATGTCTAGAGTTAGTGCCGAGACGGTCTATGCCACGATCCCACTAGGGACACTGCCAGTCGTAGTTACACCCCCCGTCACTACGCCAGTTACCGCTTGCGCTGGAGCTCTTAATCTTGCGTTAAGTGTGGGATGGCCTGCAACCGAAACACCTACCTTGATGCGCGTTCTCAAGCGTGAGTCAAATTGCACGCCAGAAGCCTTTAATGCTCGAGATACCAATGGCGGCTCTTACGGGCTAATGCAGATAAACGGATTCTGGTGCACCCCTTCGGCATACTGGCCACAAGGCTGGCTACAAGCAAAAGGAATCTTGACAGTGTGCGACGAACTATTTGACCCAAAGATAAACCTCACCGCAGCTCTCGCAGTGTGGCATAATTCTAATTGGACACCTTGGAACCTTCCGAAGTGACCGAAGAGCCCTATCCCGAAACAGGTATTACAGAGGAGACCCGACAGATGTATCCCGAAAACTATTCCGACAAATACAACAAAGTATTCATGCAATTTGTAGACGACATCTTTCGTCCTAGTCATGTACCGCCAGCAAAACACTCACACGACATTCTTCTTGATGAGTTGACGATCATGTACGACGCAAGCATGGAAACAGGCGGAGAGCAGGCGCGTTTTAATGCGTCAGTGATTCGAGCCGCAATTAATGTGATCTTGACATGCACAAAATAACTTGCAAAAAGTGTGGACTAGAAATGCACGGTACACCGCACGCCACTAACCCGACCAAAATACTTTGGAGTCACCCGGACTTGAAAGCATGTAAAAAAGTGAAGCCGATAAAATGAACGACCTACAGCTCTTCGCACCGACACGCGGACTCGGCGCATACCGAGAAGAATGTGCAATAGACCGAAATACGGTCATTATCTCACCATCAGCAAAACCGACTTCTGCTAGTGCAGCTCTCAACGCTTTGCCTAAATCGGGCTCTAAGCGTCGCCGCGTCTACGAATACTTAAAGCAGTCAGGCGGCGCGACCGATGAAGAAATTGAGCGCGCACTCGGCATCTCTGGCAACACTGTCAGACCGACTCGAGGATCTTTAGTTAAAGACAAGTTTGTCTACGCCACAGAGCTAGAGCGTCCAACGATCTCGGGCAACATGGCAATCGTATGGAAGGCGCGCTAATGGCACACTTTGACCTATCGCTATATGAGACCGTTGCACAGCGTCTAGAGCGCTTTTGGACTGCCTACCCTCACGGACAGATCGTGACCGAGATGGTGCACTACGACGGATCCACAGTGCTCTTCAAGTGCACCTCATACGACAACGACGGACGACTCATCTCAACGGGCTACGCCGAAGAAGTCATGGGAAACTCCCCTGTCAATAAAACTTCGTTCTGCGAAAACGCAGAAACTTCGGGAATTGGTCGTTGTATTTCAAATGGGCCGCTCGGACATACAGGCGAGCGCGCATCAGTGACCGAGATGGCAAAGGTGAACCGCGTTAATAGCACGCCTGCACCGGACACATTCGGCGGTGCTACACCGAAACAGATTGGCTTCTTGAAGAGCCTTGCGCGCGGTAAAGCATGGGATGACTTCCAGCTGCTTGAGTTCATTCACAAGACTCTTGGCGTGGATGATGTAGTGGTTGAGACATTGTCATCGGGACAGTGTCGGGTACTGATTGACAGGATGAAACTATGAGCAACCCCAGCGAACATTACGACCGATTACACGATCACATGATGGCAATCGCGCGCGAGCGTGACTGGCTCAAGAGAGAAGTGGATCGCCTAACCGATGAGCTTTATCTAGCTCACGAAGCCTTAAAGCGCGAGTTCGTACACAAGGGCATTATGAAAGCGGTAACGGAATGAGTCGCACAGTCTGGCTTGCGTTAGCTCTTACGGTGCTATGCGCGGCCCTAATGGTTAGGTCTGATAGAAAGTAAACCCTTTACAACTGGCAAGCATCAAGGTCGTATCACCTTCGCAAGTGACGGGGCTAATCCAAGGGAACTTGGTTAGATCGGCGCGTCCAAAACCTGCAACACGAAAGGCGATGGACAAAGCGTCGAAGCGCAGTGAGTAAAGGAATTGAATAGGGAGTCCAGTGTGGCAACGGACGGGAGGCCCTTTCGGAGTCTGTCTTGCATTACGCTTAAACATGACATACCGAAAACAAACTCAACAGACTCGAGCCCGACATGCAACACACTCAACATCAACCGAGAGCAAGCCGCTCCCTTGCGGCGCGGTAGCAGGTCTTAGAACATGGCACGCGCTCAAACCGAATACGACTCTAAGCGATACAAAGCAGCACGACTTGAACTACTCCGAGACCAACCCAACTGTCATTGGTGCAACCGCGCAGTCGCCACCGAACTAGATCACCTAGTGCCCTTTGATGAAGGCGGCACGATTGACGACGGATATGTCCCAGCATGCAAACCCTGCAACTCAAGACGCGGAGCGGAATACATAAACAAAAAAACTGCAATACGAATACAAAATCGTAATTCCGTTTTGTTTGACAGAAAAATATTGCC